GTTGATGTTCTCATCTTCACATGCAGACTTGACTAAGTCAATGTCTTCTACAGACCAAACTCTTTCTGCTCTAGCAGCATCGAATGATGCGTCTTGAATCTTCGCTTGAAGATCTGCGTCTAGAGAGTTCCAGAACCCTTCACTTACAATGATTGATGTAAGGAATAGACTGTGTGATGTGTCGTTGATAGTATTCATACACTCATTCTGCTTCAATCCAAAGAAGCGAGGGTATGTTGACTCTCCACCAACGATGATTCCAGACTGAACTCCTTCGTTGATTTGCTCTAATTCGATTGGAACTGTTTTAGCACCAACACATTCTAGAGTTTCAATAGCGATAGGAGATTTGTTACAACGTAACTCAAGTCCTTCAAAGTCTTCGATTTTATGTATTTCTGCGTTTGCAGGGATGTTTCTGTAACCGCCTGAGTATGTGAACGCTAAACCTTTTACTCCGCCCTTTTCACCTTTAGCAGGATCTGCTAAACCATCAAGAAGTGACTTACCAATAGGACCTTCAAAGACATGACTTGCGTGATCATGATCACGGAACAAGAATGGCATATCTAATGCCCAGAAGTCTTTGTTGTGCTTACGACCTAATGTTGAGGTATACATCTGGGAGACCTCAATCTTCCCTTCTGCCATTAGTTCGAGCAAGTCATGCTTAGTAATTGACTCACCATTATTATACTTCTCAGCGTACTCAGAGAGTGTGAGAATTTCGATGTTCAAAGCACCTGGTGCGATTGCTTCCATAGATGCTTTGAACTTTCTCGCAGCTCTTAGAAACAATTCAATTGGTTCGTGTGCTAGAACCCATCTAATTGTTTTCATAAATTTACCCTTTATAAAAAGATTACTTGATACTATTTATTAGATGTAAACTTTCTCTGTAGCAGAAGTTGTTCTACGCTGCCAGTCGTTTCTGTTCCAGAGACGCTCATGTAGAATATAAAGTGTGGAGTTTATAACGAGTGCCATAAGTCCGATTGTAAGACCTTTCCAAGGATCACCCGAAACGATCCAACCGATTACACTGTTAGTAACCATCATCCAGCTACGCCAAGTAACTGCTTTAGTAATGGTGCGAGGAAAACGCTCGAACCACTTAGGATTAACAAAAGACATAATGTTTTTTGATATAGTAGTTGTTGAACGACGATCTTTTTTGGACAGGCAGCATCACTCCTCGTACGTTTATATATAAACCTTCCAGTGTTTCACTATTGGATGTTCTGATTCACTCAACTCATGATTCTTTGGTCTCTGATGTAGAAGTGCTATTGCTTTGTGCTGTCTCAAAATAAAACTGTTCACTTGATTTGGTTTTTCTCCATCCCTGTAGGAATATATGCAGTGCGGTAGTTGTTCTCTCTTGATTTTTTCGTTGTGATAAAAATCATCCGTTCCTGCATATTTAGACACATAATGTTTTGCGTTTTGCATAAAATACTCATAGATTGACGTAGCGTCTTTCCAAACTATAACACTTGAGTTGAATAAACTCTTGTGTGGGTACTTCATTTTGAAGGGAACTCCCTTCCACGTACTGTATACTAATGCAAAGTTACTATCAAAGTCAAGTACTTGTGAGATATTTCCGTGAATGATAACATCTAGGTCAAAAAAGATCTTTCTATCATACCTTTCCAACTCAGGACGAACGAAGAGTACTATCTTCCACCACGCTGCCCACCAGTTATCCCATGATTGATACTCACTAGCGTCTATCTCTATAACATTTACCTTAGGATCAATTCCCTCCGGATCATCCGTAAAGCAATAAAAATCTGCATCAGACTGGCGACTTATCATACCATAAAGATTATTCACATATGAATAGTCAAATTTGTCGCCTATCTTAAGACAGGTTATACAATAACTAGATGTCACCTTCTTTTCTGTTCTCCGAATAATACTCTGAGAAGTATCCGTCAGGGAATCTCTTCGATAGTTTGTCTATATTCATATCAGTTATCTCATCAAGAGAGATATCTAGTGCCATGCATGCCTGTGCCACATACCATAGTATGTCTCCCAGTTCTATCTTGAGATGCCTTACATTCTCTTCATTGTATGGTTTACCTTGAAAGATCATCTTCTTTACTATCTCCAAGAACTCACCACCCTCTGCTGACATACCTACAGCAGCAGTTAGTAGTCGATGCATCTCAGATGTCTCTTCTAGATCTCTTATGCGATTGATAAATGCTACATGATTCTTTGATTCGTCACTTGTTACTTGGTTTACGAACTTGACGTACTTACTATCAAAATTTGAAGTCATCGAATTTAGATTTGGATTGTGATTGTTCTTTTTTATTGTGTTGTACAACTTCGATATCTTCTACAATATCTTGTTGTGCTCCCTGTTCTACATCATACAGTCTCATTTTCGCTCTGTCAATGCCTACAACAAATCTTTTGTTGATTGTCGGATCATTGTAACGATTCTTCAACTGTTTGACCATTATTTGATTAAGTCCCTCCAACTCTTCTGTGCTAATAAGAGCAAACATAAGATCAGCAGTGGCAGGGAGACCAAAAGATTCACTTGTGTCAGTAAGATTAGGGTCAGAACTAGCAAAACCAGACCTAGTAGTTTGCGTAGCTGAGACAATTGGTAGACTAAACTCAACAGCAAGTCCTCGTAGTTCTTCTGCGATTGCTTTGACATATGAATAGGAATTTACGTTGACTGCACTCCTATAACGTGATGAAGCACAGATGTTTAGGTAATCTACAAATATTATATCAGGAGAGAAAGATTTTTTCAACTTCAACTCCTGCAATAGTGACTTGAAGTGTCCACAATGTGCTGATGCAGTAGGATATTCCTTGACAATCAATCTACCCTCTGTCTTCTTAGATAGATTTGTTATCTTTTTGTTGAATATTTTCTCAGGTAATTCTGCAATGTCTTTTATATTTGTGTCAAGTAGGTTTGCATCTATCCTCTCTGCAATCTTCTCCTCTGCCATCTCAAGAGTGATATACAGGACATTTTTACCCTGTACAAGACATGAACTAGCAACATGACACATGAATAAAGACTTACCAACGCCAGTACCAGCGAGAGCGATATTGAGAGTCTTATCAGAGATCCCACCTGAGGTAATTTTGTTGAAGTATTCGAGATCAAATGGTATTTTGTTCTCGACTCTGTGGTAGTAAGCATAACGATCCTCCGAATCATCTATGTAATCATGACCAACATGTTGGTCGAATCCAACTGCCAATGCATCTGACAGTATAGCAGGGATTGCTTCTGGTTTCTTGTGTTCATCTTGTCCATCAGCAATCTGTATACTCTTGATAAGTGCTAAGTATATCGCTCTCTGTTTACACCATTCCTCTGTAGTATCAAGCAACCACTTTGACTCTGACACCTCTGTATCAAGTGCAGATATAAGTTGTTCTATAGTTTTATACTCATCCTCAGTAACATCTAGTCGTTTTTCTACCTCAATATGTAAGACCTCTTTAGTAGGAGTCTTATCATATTCATTCAAAAACTTTGCAACCTCTTCAAAAACAATACGATCCGACCTTTCTTCAAAATAATCAGGTTCAATGAAAGGTATGACCTGTCGTGTGTATGTTTCGTTGTGAATAAGATTTTTGAGGATGGTAAGAGGAACTCTTTCCGTCACTTATTCACCTCCATATGTAAACTCTTTGACTGATACTTCATCTAATGCTTGCATTAGTTCTGGTGTAAAATACTTCTCAGGATTTTTGTATATCTCTTTAGCATATACTTTCTTACCATCAATTTCATACCTATTAGCAACCTTCTTTATAACACCATGCTTCTCTGCAAGATCTAGCAGTCCATAGTATCTGTCCAGACCACGTTCATCATAGTATAGACGTATAGAAACTTGACGATTCTCTCTACTTAGACGAGACTTGACAGTCTTCGCTTTGATAATATTTCCGATGACTTCCGTGCCATCCTTTTCTTTTCCCTTGCTGAGATATATGATTGTACTTGCTGCGTACTTGAGTCCACTACCTCCTCCCATTTCTTTAGTTGGAACATAAGCTCCGATGACATCATACGTGTGATTTGTGACAATGAGTGGGACATTTGCTTGACCTAATTTGAGAGTTAACATTCTAAATGCACCCTTCACAAGTTGAGATTTAGTCATGTCACGGACTTGCTTATCATCCAGTGCATCTTTGATCTCTTTCTCTGTGGAGAGCATACCCAAAGAGTCTAATACAAACATCATAGGTTTTCTATCTGATTCTTCCAAACCAAGATATTTGTCTACGACGGTTAGTGCTCTGTTACGAAACTGTTCTATTGTAACTACATTTATAATACCTACACGTTCTAAGTCTATACCACGAGACTCTAACAATCCTTTTGTGATTGCAGACTCTGTGTCAAAATACATAACACCACCATCAGGGTGCTTGTCTAAGAAGTTCTTGACGATTGCGAGGGAGAAATAAGTCTTTCCTGTTGAGGTTTCTCCAGCAATGGCTGTAATCTTATTGCCACTAACGCCACCGAAGACGCTGCCACTAACAAGAGCGTTGAGTATGTAAGAACCCGTGTCAACCGTTCTCTCCGTATCATCGATTTTGTTCGCAACCGTGGCGTAATCATCTCCAATCTCCTTGATAACGTCTTTCAAAAAATCCATTAGTTTTTATTTGGGTAATAAACTTCTACATATGATTCACATTTAGGACATGTAAATGTAGAGACTATAGAATAGTCTTCCTCACATCCATAGTCTGCACCATCGAAGTCTGCACCCCAGATGAGTTCAGTTTGACAGTGCCAACAATTCATATGCCAAGAAGTTTACGTTGTCTTTCAAAGTATCCGTGGAGAATCCATGAACTGCTGTTCATTTTATCTGTACCACCGATACCCCATTCAAACTTAACTCTATCATTGTTTTGGAATTTGTCAAGTTCTGGGGTGTTCCCCTTGCCTCTGTCTCCACCATTGCAAAAGATAACTTCTTGTGCTATATCAAGACACTTATCTATCGCACCACAGGCAGAATCATCAGCATCATCCCATGATATCACAGCGTCAACCATATCCAAATGTCTTACTATATCTGCTCGTTCTGTCCAACTCTGAAAATACTGACCCTTCTTTCTAGTCAACCATGGGTCACCATTCAAACCAACCACTAGGTAGTTTGATAGATCTTTTGCTCTAGCAAAATATTGTATGTGACCACTGTGGATAGGATCAAACCCACCCGTGACCAAACTCACTTTTTCAAAAAACATTATACCTTAGGATATAATCTATCTATCTTCTCTTTTTGGATACGTTTTTTATTTCTTCTTGCTTCTATCGCTTCATCATACCAAACAACTGGCCAACTATTAGAAGGGTGGTACAATGCATATGCAAATTTAGGGTGATTCTTAATGCTTAGTACATCCAATAATGTTGGAAGTCTTCCTTTACCTGTTGCTCCATACAATTTCATTCTCATGCTACGATACCGTGTTTTTCTCTGAGTATTTTCTTGTAAGGTAAACCTTGATCTTTGTATTCCTTTACCAACTTCAATTTCTCGTACAAATCACCACACATATCTTCAGATTTCCTGCACTTCCAGAGAGCAAGTACGATATAGTCAAACTCTTTGTCGTCTATAGGTAAGTCCATAACATGATGTAAAATTATATTATAGCATCACATGAAAAAACTTTCAAGTGTTGCTTGTCTTTCTACTGACCATCCTATTGCATCTAAGACTGCCTTGAGAGGTTCCACGAAACTCTTCTCAAACATCAGGGTGTAATCGATGTATTTGTTCAGTCCTAGTTCTGTAGGAAAATCACCATTGAAAGAGATTACGTTCTCTTGAATCGGATTAGGTTTTGTCAGATAACAAAATTTAATCTTATCCCCGTTCTGTATGTATGAGTATTTGTTTTCTAATTTATACTTTTTGACGTAGTGATTATGCAGTAAAGATCCTCTAACATGTATGGGAGTTCCCTTTGTATAGATTGAAAAATTACTATGATATTTGTCTACATTGTTGCAAGACCTAGGGAAGGCAACGAAACTTGGATCCATCTGTCTAAATTTCTTACGACTGTCACCGATATACTCTTGCACATTATCCTCTGTGCCACTCATGATAATTCTTAATGCTTCTTTAATCATTTCTCTGCATGGAGCAGGGGTAGAAGACTTGACTGCTTCTATTCCCATAATCTTCAACTTAGGTTCTGCAAACCTCACACCTTCTATGTCCCATGCATTTAGAATGTATCTTTTCTTCGCTGTCCATATACCTCTTTCTGCTATTGTCTCACGCTTCATGAACATTTTTTGCTCAAAGGCATTGACGTACGTGGCCAACGCTTCATAAGAACTCGAAATATACCTTTCAAGTTCCACTTCACAGATCTTATCAAGGAACCCAACAATGCCCTCAGTAGTCTTCTCTCGTTTCTCGTATATAACTTTGACCAGAGGACCCATATTGAGATAAATGGAATCGGTATCAGAAGCAATGACATAATCAACCTCGTTAGTTTTCAAAATTTTGTTCATGTATTTGTTCATTCTATTCTCAATCCAGCGAATAGAGAACTGACCGCCTAGCGTTATAGCTTCAGCGTTCTCTAATTTATAATACCTAAAATAGTTGTTACCGATAGCACCATAAGCACTGTTTAGTTGTATCTTCTTTGCCATCTGTATGTTATTACATCTAGATATCTCTCTTTCTAATTCTTTACTAGGGTTCTTCTCATATGCTTTCTTTGCTTTGATCATCTTCTTCTTGAAGACAACACGTTCACTGTATATCTTGTCCATCAACTTAGGTAGGAACCCTTGTTTCTCTGTAGTAAACATGGCACCATTAGGACACACAGTCACACCATCTAAACCAGATAGGTCTACCTCTTCATTCAGTAACTTATCAACACTTACATTAGGATATCTCTCATCCAGAAGAGTCTCTGGAGATATATTGTACTGCATAATAAGATGAGGATATAGACTATTGAGGTCAAAAGAAACAACCCAGTCGTAGATACCAGGTATAGGTTCTTTGACATACGCTCCTGCATACTTTTCGCTTTTAGATTCATCTTTCTTAGGTGGTATTACAATGCCCTTACGTTTAAGGTCATTATATATTATCATATCCCACATTCTAACCTGATAAAACACATCTGTAAAGTTAACTTTTGCGTCAAATGCCATAGTCACAGCAAGTTCAATCAACTTCATCTTCTCTTCCAGAGCGTCAACAAGTCTAACGTCTTGGATGTTGTAGTCTACGAATTTATTCCATGCTTTAGTGTAAAAATCTTTGAAGGTATCAAACTCTGAGTGATCTAACTTCTTCTTACCCAGTTCTACTTCACCAATGTAGTCTAATTTGTATGACTCCTGTGCTTTGTATGTAAACTTACGGTATAAGTCAAGGTAATCTAGTACAGTTACACCACCAATATCATATACAGTATGTGCTCTACCCTGTAGATAAATTTCTTCATGAGTTACTAGACCCCATGGTGATAATTTTTTACATGACTTCTCACCTAGAACTCTGGTAATTCTCTTAGCAAGATATGCTATATCGTATAACTGACAGTTCCATCCTGTTACAACTTCTGGTGGATTTGCTGACCAGTATGTTATAAAATGCTGGAGCATATCATACTCATCATTACACTGTACATACTTGACCATCTTGTCATTGTGATGATAAGGACCTACACCGAATGTCAATATCCTTTTAGTAGCATAGTCCTGTAGTGTGATGCAAAGCATCTCCTCATCACATGCCTGTACTGTAGGGAATCCCTTCTCTGATTTGACCTCAATATCAATCGTTACAAGTTTGATCTTGTTGATATCAAATACTATTTCCTTCTCTGGGTATTTGTCAGAGATATATTGATAGATGTATCTGTTGTTTCCAAATATTTCAAATCCTTTTACCTCACCATGTGTCCTATAAAATTCTCTACAGTCTCTTACAGAACCAGGTTTGACACTCTGTACATATTTGCCATCTAATGTTTTATATTTTGTCCTCTTCTTGCTTGGCACAAAAAGTGTAGGGTTATATTTCTCTCTGGTAGTAAACGATTTGCCATCCTCATATCCACGGACGAGAAAATCATTCCCAACCATCTGGACGTTAGTGTAATATCTCATGACGACACTATAGCACGTTCCCGTTCTCTAAACAACCTCACAAAATTATTGAACATGTATTGTATCTCCTCTTTACTCATGTATGGTGGTGGCATGTTTAGATACGAACCTTGATCATCACTTCTCATCTCAACTATCAAATCTTTGTCTACAAATCCTGCATCTACACACATATCCCTTAGTGGTGTACCATGATATGGTGTGTACATAAAGGCATTCGTATCATCACAATGTAATTCTGCTGCTAATTCAACTGACTTCATACAAAGTTCCATAGTCTCATATGGGTACCCAATAATGAAATTGCATGTAGTAGATAGTCCTGCTTCTCTTGCAATCCTAAACGCTTCTATCGCTACATCATTATGATATATCCTACCTACAACATCTTTACGGAACTGTGGGTCACCATGCTCTACACCTAGATTCATTTTGATACATCCCAATTCTTTCAGTGTTCTTGCTTGGTAAGGTGTCAATAACTCTGGTCTTGTCTGTGTAAAAAATGGTAGTTTGTATTTACTATACATCGTTGCCCACTTATCAAACTCCCTCTTTGACATAGTGAGAAATGTATCAGTAACTATCCAGAGAACTTCTATATTATGTTTCTCAATAAGGTCTACAAGTTCTCTTTCCTGACTCTCAACAGATCTCTTTCTAAAGAATGCACTGTTAGTTTCTTCTTTGTATATTCCAGCATTGGATGGTGAGTTACAGAACTTACATTTGTATGGACACCCACGCTGTGTTTCTACAGTAGCAATCTTTATTATCTTACCTTGAAAAGGTCTGTATAATGATCTCTCATCAAATATTTGATGATCAGTTGGTGGTAATTTATTAACATCCATCGCTGGTCTCATAGGATTAGGATGTATGTTTGCAATATGATGTCCTGTCTTACCTTCACTAATAAGATCCATCAATTCAGGTAT